AACCTATGGTTGTAGACAAATATGCTGGCAGGTGTTTGGACGTGGGTTCGACTCCCACCGGCTCCATATATACTTTCTATAGTTTTCTAAAAGTTCCTAAAACGTTGTAAAAACAACGTTTTTTGTTTTATACTTTCTATTCTTTTTTGAACCTTTTTGAAACTAACAGACCCAAAAACAGACCCTTTTTTATCCAAAGGGTCTGTTTTTATGTTATTTGTTTAAAAATCAATATAGTTTGCGAACTTTTCGCCAATATCATCCTTAGCCTCTCTAGTGATGTGCGTATAGATGTTCATGGTTGTTTTTAAATCTGAGTGTCCAAGTCTATACTGGACTTGTTTGAGTGTCATTCCAGCTTCGAAGCATAGGCTGGCATGTGTATGTCTAAAACCGTGGATCTTGATAGGCCTGACATCTGTGCCTTTGACAATCTGCAAGAGCCATTTGCGTGGTAGTGTTCCTGGTATTGGTTTTCCAAATTCATTCTCAAAGATAAAAGTAGTAGTAGGATTCACTTCTCTCCACTCTGTGAGTAGTTCACTTGTCTTTTCGTCCAAGCTGATCAATCGGTTGCTACTTTTGTTTTTTGTAGGACCAACAGATTCCCCGTCAAATCCTCTCGTGATGGCTTTGTTTATGCTCAGAGTGTTATCGGTCCAGTCTTCCCATTTGAGGGCCAAAACCTCCCCTTTTCGTGCTCCTGTGAAGGCTAGAAGACGAAAGAGGACTTTTTTTCTCAGTTCATCTGTTTTGTCTACTAACTTAAGGAAAGATTTCAGTTCCTTTTTGTCGTAAAAATCGCTATCTGTATCTGCTTGCTTTCTGACAAGCGTCGTTACACTCTCAACCGGATTTGTTGAGATGTAGCCATGTCTGATAGCGTACTTACATATATTATTCATTAACCCTTTCAACTTGCGCCCGTAAACTAATTTTTTAGACCATTCATTGACCTGTTCCTGCACTTGAAGAGGAGTGATGGAAGCTATTTTTTTACTACCAAAAACAGGATAGATATGATTTTTGATATTTCTTTCAGTCTTGATGTAAGTGCTATCCTGTACTGTATCAGCATATTCCTTGAGCCATTTTTCAGCGACTTCCTCGACAGTAATTTCCTTGACAGTGATTTCCTCACTATTTTCAAGGTCAGTTTGAAGTTGGAGAAGTGCTGCCCTTGCCTTGGCTTTTGTCTGGAAGCCCTGACGTTTTACATACTTGTCCTTTCCATTTTCTTTACCGACATAGATCCTGAATTTGTAGGCAGTGTCGCCGTTCTTCTTTTTATATGACTTTATTTCCATTGCGTTTTACCTCATTTCTTGTTAAAATGGGTATAAGAAAAAGACCTTTTTAATGGTTATTTCTTATACAGGATATCCTTACACTCAAAGTTTGGCGATGGCGAGTGTGGGGATTTTTTTACTTTAATTAATTATTTAGTATCTTCATCTCTCCATTATACTCTTCAGCAATTATTGTTTTATCCGCATCAGAAACTATAACTATCAATTCAGGAGAATCTTTCTCTGGGTTAATTTCGTAGTTATTTTCTTTCGCCCATTTTTTAAACAGCTCATTTTTTTGTTTAAGGAATGAATTGGAAAGATAGATTTTACGGCTTACACTTTCATACTTCCACGCCTCTCCAACACGGACTGAAACAATACTAGTATTTCCACCTGTAATAAATTCTATTTTATTACCACGGTCTAAGACTTCAGCATTTTTTCGTAAATAAATCGCGAATTCTTCCCCGAGTTTATCTGTCATTTTAAAAGTGTTTTTTTTAATAGTGGTAGGAGTTTCTGCGCTACTTGTAGTTTTTGATTTTGGTTTAGTTAGAGAACTTATACCTCCAATAATAACCAAAATAGAAAATATAATAAACCAAATTTGTTTATAAATAGGCTTACTTTTTTTCATTTGAATCCTCCTATTTAACTAATTAGTGAATTAAATTCGTCTTTGACCATCGTTTCATTTGCGATAGTTTTCAGACTGTATTTTTCCATAAAATGAATATAATTAAAATCTCTGACATCATCCATCAGCTTCAGTTCTTCTTCAAGTAAATGATGAATCATGCTTCTGTCCGCCTGTAATTCGCAAAGCTCCCTGTTCAATTCGTACTGAACAGGAGTATGCTCTTTGTGGCCTAACTCATGTAGAGCCACTTGCTTTTGGTCTTTTTCCGATAAATTAATATCCAGAGCGAGAACCTTTAATGCTGGATTGAAGAAGCCTGGGCTGTGCCATCCGCTCCCATCAAAATAGCATAGACTTACACCCTCAAGGGCGCAAAGCTCTCTTACCGTCATAAATGCACCTCTATTTATTTTTTAAGTGTGCCTCTAAGACTGCTGTTATGAAGTCAATATCTTCTTCGGTAAGTGGCTTACCATCGAATAACATTGATTGTGCAGCAATATCTCTGAGGTCCAATGGTGCAGAAGCATCACCATCTTTCGCAATGTTAGGATTTTCTGTGCGTCCCAAGAGGTAGTCGGTGGACACGTTAAAATAGTCTGCGATCTCTTGCAGTCTCTCAGCATTTGGTTTTTTATTTTTCATGCTATAGATTGTATTTCTACTATATCCAAGTGTTTCTTCAAGTGAATTAATAGAAATTCCACGCATTTGACAAAGTTCTTTTATTTTTTCGAATAAAGAAAACATTGATTTATCAACCTTTCTAAGGCATGACAAAAAATAATTTAAACTTTAGATTAAAAATGTTGACAAAACGCAATCTATAGTTTAAAATATTATTTGTAAGCTAAGGAGTTAGCGAACAAGGCTACTAAAAAAATAAAACCTAAAAACTGACTGGCATCCGTTTGTTCTAGGTAAAATCACCTTTTTGGTAGGTCTTTTCTCTATGCTTAAATTCTAATCTATAGATTGTATTTTGTCAAGGGGTTCGCTAACTTTTTAATTTAAATTTTAAAAGGAGGTCAGGAAAAATGGCAAATGCAAATGTTAAAGTGTCTTATTCACTAATTTGCAAAGACTTGAACGAAGCGATCGATGCAAAAAATAAAATCATCGCCAACACACTTGACGATGAAACTGTTGAGATAAAAATCGAATTCTTACGTGATGTTTGAACTGTAAAATCATTCGGAAATGATGCTATCGTAGATCGCGTAATAAAGCCATGGTCGATTGTCTGATAGCTGTTGCAGGAGAGTCGCTATTGTCGCTCTCGTTTACCGTGTAGAACATTGTAGATGCCAAGGTAGCATCAAGTACAAACTTATCTGTATATTTATGTTTCTTGTAATCAGAGTAGGTAATCGTCAGTGTGATGCGACCTTTATAACCATCTTGTATTGACGATGTAAACTTTTGTCCGGGTGCAATCATATTTCCAATGAGTGAGCTGAAGCGGTGTATAGAATTTAACGAATCCAATTCTCCATCTATCTGAATATTATCGATATATGCTGGAGTTTGGCCAAAGTTTTTAAAAACATAGGTACGTTGTTGATTTTTAACTGCATAGGCATCTACATAAACATTAATATAAGGCTTTGCCATATCCTCTGTAGCTTTCTTTGTTTGCCAGAGTGAAATGGTATTTAAAATAAAACCGATTACAGCAATAATCACAGTTACATATAGTGTCCAAATTTGGACATTTTCATTAGTAATTGGCGACATAAAATTCACCTTCCTTTCTGCTTTTATTATAGCAAAAAGGAGAGAGAAATAGATAGGAGAGAATATGAGCCAACAACATCAAAAATGGATTCAATTGGTCAAAGAGAAATTGAGTTCAGAAGGAATGACACAAACGCATCTCGCTCGTGCTTGCGGAGTGAAGAAGCCAACCATTTCAGAATTGCTGAAATACGGGAAGGGCAGTGATAGACTCAAAAACCGAGTCTGTGATGTCTTGGGTATCGACGAGACTTGGGTTGATTTAGGAGAGTAGGAAATGAACGAAATAACTTTATCAAATAATCTATCTCAGATAGAACTAGAAATCAGCCATCACAAGCAAATAGCTGGTCAGTCCATTTGGGAAATTGGCAGACGTTTGAATCATGTGAAAGAGAATGATTTAGTGCATGGTCAGTTCGGTAAATGGTTAGATGCCATCAAGATTTCTCATAGTGAAGCCAGAAAGATGATGACAATTGCTCAACAACTTTCAAATCGTTCAACGTTGAACGATTTAGGAACATCAGCCCTCTACCTGATCGCAACTCTGCCAGAAGAAGAGAAAGAGGAGCAGATCCAACGCATCGAAGATGGTGACAATCCAACAGTGCGAGAACTTCAGGAAGTCAAGAAGAAGCTCAACCTCAGCAAGCAAGCGAACAAACTTCTACAAGCTGAGAATGAGAAAATCAAGTCTTCCAAGATCGAAGTTAAGGAAACGATCAAGGAAGTCATCCCAGACGATTACAAAGCCACACAGGACCTAAACAAGCAATTGCTAGAAAAGAATAAGGAACTATCTAAAACCGTTAAGGCGATGGAAGAACGCTCCGAATTTATCGAAAAGCAACTTGCTGACATATTGGCCCAGCGTGAAGAGGTTGATAAAAAATCCGCTCAGTATGATGAATTGACACGAGCGATTGAAGAATCGCAAGGGCAACTTAATAGTGTGCAGAAGCAAATCTCAGCCTACAAGAATATCACAAGCCTACTTCAAAAGGGAAATGATTTCTTGGCAAGTATGGGTGGTTTGATCTACGCAGATGAGGAGAAAGTCCTCAAAGCAGACGGAATCATCCGAAATGAATTTGATAGTTTCATCAGTCGTGGGCTTCGTTTCTTTAACGACCTGAACGATATCCGCAAAGAAAGCAACATTTTAGAAGGAGAATTTGAATAATGAACGAAATTGCTATGACACAAACAGAATTAACAGTGGAAGATACAATGATCCACGCATTGCAGGAATTAAAAAAACTGAAAGAAGGACAATCCGTCTTATCAGCCGATATAGATTATTTGAAGAATGAGCAACCAGTCAATCCATCAATTTGTTTGGCTCTTGAAAAAATGAGAAAACAAAAGGTCGTTGAAATGCTTGGTGGAAAAGATAGTCAAGCATATCGCGACAGACATTTTGCTCAATCTGTATTCTCGCAAGCTGCAAAAGATTTCAAGGAATACTTCCGTATCCCACGCTATGACTTATTGAAGCGCAAGGACGAGGAACGAGCATTTGACTATTGGAATAACTGGGAGCCGTCAGCAAATACCAAACTTGAAATCAAAAATCGTAACGGACAGATGAGTTTGGTTGGATGAGGAAAAATAAATGAAAATGAAATTAAAAATGGAATTGAACGTATATTGTGAGGTTTTAAAATAATGAGGAAAATTAACATTACTTTAGAAGGTCAAAACGAATTAAATGAAATCTTGAACGAAGTCGCAAAAAAAGCCAAGGAATTGCAAGAAGCATTCGCTCGGCTAGAACAATTTGAAATTAAAATTTCAGTTTCTCAACAACAAGTTGAGTAGTAGCATCATTAAGCATTTCTTGCCATGTTGAGAAATTCGTATTCTCTGATACAAATACATCAAGAACCGCTTCATCAGCTTTTTCGAACTCTTCAGCATTCGTAATGGTCTCTGGACTTGCCTTTAAAAAGTCCTCGATTGAGTCATATTTACTTACTGATTGCATATATGATTTTGGGAAAATTTCATCAAAATCATAGCTACCACTTAATTGCTCAGCTTTCTGATTGAGTTCATCAAATACTTTGTCCAATCCTGAAAAATCAAAAGTCATAAGTTGTCCTCCTTTCTTGGATATTTGACACACGATTTTCATAAGGAGTAAGAGGTCTTATTTAATCGTTTTTGTCGGTAGTAAATTACCAAAATAATATAGAAAGGTCATCGGTCTTGAGATGGATTTTGAAGATGAAATTATAAAGTTATCTGACTGGCTAATTGAACAA